CTTGCAATCTCAAAGAGGTAGGTCTTAGAATCTAAATCTGCAATAAAGCGGAGTGCTCTCCCGTTGCCCGTTCCTGCTCCCGTTGCATAAAATTGCGTTCCTACCACATTATCTGCCGAGCCTATCAATGTGAAGTCCGTAGTTCCTACAAATGAAATCTCCACGAAATCCCCCGCCTTAATAGCCGTAACATTATACAAGTCCGAAGTCCCAAACCCTCCAGAATAACCGATAGTATAATATTTTATAGATGTATCTGAGCCTATCGTATAAGCTCCCCTCGAAGAGTAATATAATTTGCTAACATTAAAACCCCCCGCGCCTGCAAAGATGATTGATTGCTGCTCGGTTGTCGTTGCGCTAGGCTCTTTCCCTCCCCTATTAGGTTGGTTATCTACATATATCACCCCCTTATAATTGCTAAGGGCAGCGTTTGGCACAACATCATAATACTTATAAACCAACCGCCCATCCGTAGTATTGAAATAGTCCGAGCTCTCGTTCAGCCAAGAGATAGTTTTATAATCTGTTAGCGATGTAATTATAGGAATCCTACCACCCGTTGCATTTGGTGATGCCGTAAAGCTAGGCAGTAATGAAAGGAACTTGCTAGAGCTCGATGAAGGTGCATAGTTGTTTTCTGTTATTTTTTTGCATCCTCCCACTCATCAGCGTAATTTATTATAGGCTCGGTGAAGCTCGAAACATTAGAACTATCGTGGATAAAGTTTATATTTTCATAAGTATTTATTACCCCATCAGCAGTTAAAGAGAACTCCTCGCCTATCTTTATTTGCATATATTTTAAAGTACTACTTCGTGCTCAATGGATAATCCCAAAAAGCACCATCAAAGGGCTCGGGAGTCATTTGAGGCATTATATGCAGGGAATCGTAAGAGGCGTAAGTTGAGTTCTGGTGGTCGTGCGTAGCCTTTAGATAGCTCTTTACAATTCTCTCAATAGAGAAGTGAGCTCGCGTGCCAGCATTTGGCGGAAGCNTTAGCCTCGCCTGCCTTGTTTTNGTGCCGTCTAAATTTACATCTAGGTATATATCTAATATATACTTGTAATTATANAAAAATCCCACNACATTACTTTGCAGCGAGAATGTCCAGTAGTTNGGTCTTGTTACTATTGTAGCCATTATAATTTAATTTCGTCTATTGTTTGTTTTAAGAATTTCTCAGCATCCAGAGCGAAGGCTTTCTCCACCGCTTTCGGGAGCTTCTTAAATTCTTGCTTAAAAGCATCCGTAAAAAAGTTTGTTCCCTTATACCCAAATCGGTGAATCTTTCTTGTTATCACAAAGGCTATCCCCTGCTGCTGCTTAGATTTATTACGCCACGCTTCAAACTGCCCCTTTGAGTTTCTTGGTCGCAACCCTTTACGCTTTACCCATTCCAAAATCTTAGGGTAAACTTGACCGCTTCCCCCGCCTTTAGATTTGCCCCTGCCACCATCAATCGCTAGACCGTAATCCTCCATTTTGAACTTGAGGCTTATCGAGTTGGCTGCTACTGCTAAATCGTGGTCTAAGGATTTGAGGAGTTTCCCCGTATCATAACCCCGCTTTCTAGTTTGCAGGAAAGTAGCGGCTTTAATTACTACCTTTTTTCCGAACTTATCCAGAGCTTTCTTGGTTGCTATATAATCGAAAGCAGCCAAATTATATCGGGCTATTACAAGCGTTAAGGTGCGCAGGAACTGTTATTGTGAAAGTAGCTTTCCACCCTGCCAGTAAGTTCTCGAATCTATCTGTAAAAGGCTCACAAGTTATGGAGCTTCCTAATTGAAAATCCCTGCTCGTTAAGATAGGCGTTCCCCTTCCTAGACCGTTCTTGAACTCTCTATATACATCCGCAATGATTAAGAAGGTATCGTTTAAGACATCATACTCATTCGCCCCGTCAGCATCAACCAAGTCCATCACTATCAAATCGAAGGTAAATACAAAATCTCTCTCGTTAATGGTTGCCCCTTGCTCTGTTAAATGAGCTTTAGTAAATACCATCTTATTCTCAAGGTCTGCCTCGAAGATATCCCCTTTAGAAAAGGTATTTATCTGCTTGTGAGCATTACAAATATCCTCGAACTGTTTAGCTATTGCGCTGAATGTTTTCATTTAATCTATTTTTATCTTTTAGATATGTTAAATATGTAAGAGCTTGCGTAATTGGTATCTTCGTTGCCTGCTCTAGTTTTAATATATTATCTCCGCTCAATGTTATTAGTACGGGGTACCATCCCCAATGCTCGTTGAAGCTTACTTGCTCCTTGTGGTTTACGCCACCTCCTGCGAAGAGGTCAGCAAATCGCTCAAGTAATCGCTTCCGATAGTCAAAAAAAAAGCTATGGAACCGTTCACCACATTTGCAGGCATCGCCCTTTTGAATATCTCAGCTCGCTCTTGCACCCCTTCACCGTATGGCTCAATCTGGTACTTGCCTCGCTTCTCTAATGTTACTGGTCGATATAATACCGCTAGTATTAAATGAAGGTTGTCTTGCTGCTCCTTTTGGAAGGTATCAATATCAATAAACTCGCCAGAGCTTATCGAACTCAAATCAGGATGAAAGCCGTATTTCACCCCTTCGATAGTTACTAGCTTGTGAAGCTTTACAAACCCTTCGCTCAATACATTTGCTAAACTCACATAGATACTATCTAAATCCTCCAACCTAAAAAGGTTTATAGTATCACTATCGCAGCCCGTTAGTATCTCTATCGTTCGCTTTTGCACCTCTACGATAGGTATCTCAGACATCTCAAGCTTGCTAATTTCCATAAGCTGCCCTAATGTGATTTCGTCTAGTCTGGTCGGTATTCTTAGCTTCATATTATTAAATAGGTATTATATTATATTGTATAAAAAAAGAGGCTGCCGCATTGCAATACGATAGCCCCTTCTAACATTTAAAAAGTATTAATGGAATTCAAATATAAGTATAATATTTTACACGAACAAAAAAACCCCTACATTTCTGTAAGGGCTTCCGCTACTACTTTGGTGCGTCCATTTTTCGTAGCGGTCAGAACCGCGCGGCTCATCAATTAAGCGTTACCAATCTATATATCTTTAATACTTTTCACAAATCTCAGCTCGATAAGCCCTTGTGATTTAGCCGTATATTCATTTAAGCTGTTTTCTGTTTCTACACCGTTTTTGTCTGGATAAGCAAAGCAAACAGTTCCGTAAATTTCTTGAGTTTCAGTAGTTGTGTAATAAGTCATAATTTCTAGTTGTTTAGTTCCCTACAAATATATAACATATTTATTTAATATGAAAATATATATCATAAAAGATTTATCTAATACTATATTTCCCCACATTCGGCTTACTCTTCACCATCGTTACCGCATATCTCAAGGCATCAATAGCGTGGTTATGATTGTCGATAGGCTTATTTAATAGATGCCCGTTCTTGTCCTCGCTCCACTTGTAATTATTGAACTCAGATATTAGGTTGGTTGATTTGCTTGTTACCTGCAACTTAAACCGCCTCAATAAATCTATCCCTATATTAATTGAATCCTTCCCCTTAATGCAAGGCTTTATATTGTGCCCTAGTCGATGTAGTTCCTCAATGGATTTAGGCTCGCTAGAATCTGCAAATAAAATTCTTCGTTTATCAGTCCAATACAAAGCCATTCGCTTGCTAAGGTCTTGATTAGTAAGTCCTCGTTCATATATCAATTCATTAAATATTAAATTCTCCCCCTGCTCATATACTTCTATCAATGCGCTCGGGTCGTTGGTAAACCCAAAATCTAAGCCCGTACTAATAAGCTTCGCATCTTCTGGTACTTTGCCTATTATCGTAACCTTTGGAAATATTATAGACTTTGAAAAGCCTCGCTCCCCTAGCCCGTATATCTTCCAGTATTCCTCATCCGTTTCCCTGAGCCGTTCTATCTCCTTAATCAGCTCATCACCTAAAAAGGGATTGTCTTTATAGGTTGACTTAATGAATGTGCAGTCGTCTCTAGTAAGTACCTTATCATATATCCAATGGTGAGAATCGGAAGGGTTAAAGTCAATGTATACTC